ACTGCCAAACCAAGGGAAATCATAGCCTTAGCTATTGAACCGATGGAATCGTCGGCATCTAACTTTTTAGCTATTATTCCACATCCAGCCAAGAAACCAGCCAGGACGAGGATTACACCGCCAAGACGAACCATAGCTGTCTCAAACTGCGGATCGGTCATTGTACTAAGTGCCTGCATACTCGCTACAAGCATACCAACAGTGAAACCAATAGCGGCGACAGTCATAGCAAACGCTGCTAGACGTAAAGACTCTCGTATCGCCATAGCCAAAGTAGCACCAACTGATTTCAAAGCCTCACCGATAATGTTAGACCCCTTGACAATAACCTGAGCCTGATCAGCCGTCGCTTTTGTCGCCTCAGCCGCAGCCTTGGTAGCCTCTGCATTTGCCGCGCTTGCCGTCCACTTCTTAATCGAGTTGTATACAAGAGCAAGCAGTGTTAGGCAAAGAATTAAAGCACCCAACGCTGTTGTTGCATTTTGAAGTCCTTCAGGAGGAATTGACGAAAGCGAAATAACAGCAAACGCCAAATATACAACTGCTTTAGATGCGGTGAAAAACGCATTAGCAAGTACCTGCCATTCCGTTGCCTTTAGTGCTCCAAAGAAAGTTTCAACAGTTCTAACCAAACTATCGACAAGGATTCCAAATTTTCCAGCAAGTTTTGTACCTTTAGAAGCGGTCTTGATGATCTCAATAATCTTTGTTAAGAAATAGAATCCAAATGCACCTTTGATAACATTTAGCGCATTATCCCAGTCAAATGTTATAATGCCTGTAATGAGTCCGGATATAGCCATCTTACCAAGGTTTATGAACATGTTGATAAGGTTCGTTCCAAGATCCCCATCTTCATTTGGTTTGATAAGAGAGTCGAATAGCTCATTAACTCTATCTCGTAAATCTGTAAGTTTCTCAACCTTAAGATTGTTTATACTTTCAACAGTCTTTCCAACCTCTTTTGAAATTATAGTAAAGCTAGCACCTATACCAGCAGATATGGACTCCATGGAAGTCCAATCTATTCCCTCGAATATTGTCTTTATTGACGAAGCAGCATTGACAATATCTGAAAGGAAATTAGAGTTTCTTATAGCCTCTATACCGCCCTTTACAGTGTCAATAATAAACTTTACTTTTCCTGGAATGTCAAATTTTGTGATTAAACCAGCAATCGTACCAACGATTCCGGCTATTGTCTTCACAATAAAGTTGTTTTTTATTGCCTTAGATACCTTCTCTACAGCTGTTTCTGTCCTATTAGACTGTTCTTCCGTTTCAAGAAGAGCGTCGTTAAAACGAGAAACACTCGTTGTAGGCTTATCGGTATCGAAGTTCATTATGGACTTAGCAACGTCTTTTATCTTATTGCCAGCTGTCTCGATAACACCGCTAATGTCGATCTTAGATAAGTCTTTTAAAGCATCATGGAAATCAATGATCTTCTGGCAGACACCTTCTAATACATTATCCCATTCAATATTCTCTTTTACGGATTTAAGAATACCTTCTGTAAAACCACCAATCTGTTTTGCAAGGTCTTTTACCGGATTAGAAAGCTTCTTCGTCTGTTTCTTTCCCGATTTTAAACCTTTAAAGAAATCATAAACACCTTCAACGGCATCTTCAAAGAAACCTTTAAGATTAACATATTTTTCAATGTTTTCTTTAAGTTCTGTTAGTTTTATTTTGATTCCGTCAAAGAAATTAAAAACCGGCTTCATAGCAGACTCGGCTTTTGCCTTTAGATTCTCAAAAACCTGTCCAAAATTAGCGTTGGATGACAGTTCTTTGAACTTTGTTGTTAAGGTATTCCATACAAGCTTTACAAAGTTGACAACCAGATCAATTGCTGAATCTGAATTTAGTATAAGATCTATTATCGATTCGGAAGTTGTCTTATAGTTTGAAAAGGCTCCCATTATAAGTTCTGGTAGATTAAATTTAGAACCTATGAAAGTCTTTACCGTATTCCAGACACCAACAACGGAATCTTTAATCTTATCAACAGCTTGACGAAGTCGAGAACCTTCTTTAAACGACTCTTTAAGCCATGAAGAAAACTCCTTAGCGTGCTCGACAGTCTTCTTAAAGCTATCAGACGGATTCTTCATGAAATCCCTAAGTTTCGTAAGCCTATTAAGAATTCCAAACTCCAATGACTTTGCAGCCATTTTTACATAACCCATTATTGTATCAAATATTGGTTTGAATTCTTTTAATTTGGCTGATATCTGCTTTATAGCCTTAATTATCTTACCGCCAAGAATATCGCTGAGTTTGTCAGCCCCGTCAATTGCATTCTTGAAACCGAATATATGAGCAATCTGTCCTATGAACCAATTAAGATTCTTAGTAACATCTTTGAATGTTTTATTAAAAGCCTCTACAATACTATCGGCAAATTCATATATGTTATTCTGTAATCCGCCTTCTGTGAAGGAATATCCAATCTTAGAAATTAGATTGATTATCGTTGATAAAGTAGTTACTACAGTTCTTCCAGCAAAGGCACCGAGAGTTTTTCCTATACCTTTTATAACACGACCAACACCTCGTAAAGGAATGATAATAGCCTGGGTTACCTGGTAGATCTTCTCGAGAGTCGGTCTGGAAATTACAAGTTTCTTTGTTAATGCATTGAAATTCTTAGAGAATTTTATAAGGAGATTGCTGAGCGTTCGAACAACTACAATGTTTCCGCTAAACCCTTCTCCAAGTTTCTCTCGTAGATCATCAAAATTCTCGAAATATCGATGACCAAACAAAGTCTCTAGCGCAAGTCCTATATAACCAAGAACGTCTCCAAGAGTCTTAAACACTCTAGTAAGACCCTCAATAAGCTGGGCTTTTCCTCCAGTATCAGCATCTGCCCACAACTTGAGGACGGCGTTTCTTGTGTCCGAGATTCTTCCAATAAAACCGCTAATTACATTGTTTATGTTTGTCCAGAACTTTGTAGCTTCAGTAAGATTACCAAATATAATTTCAAACGATTGCGCCCATCCGGAACCAACAGATTCCCTAAGAGCAGAAATCATCTTTGTGTAGGTATTTACCTCCTGAGCAGAAGCAAATGCCCTCTTACCAACCTCAGTTTCGGCATCCGCATACTCATTCAATGTCTTTGTCAGAACATCTGTTGTCATCCAGAGATGAGACAGAGACTCATTGAAGTTGTTAGTGGCATCAAATGCCTTGGATACGTTTCCGTTAGCATCAGTCGTTGTTGAAACGTACTTGTCGCCTTCTTTTGTTAGTGTTCCAAGTGCAACAGCACTCTTAATTAACTCTTCCTTGAACTCCTTTGTGGCCATGTTGGCATTCTCAATTGACTTCCAGTCAATGAGCTTTACAGCACCAGACGACAAAGCCTGAGAGAAGTTGTACATGGCTCTGGAAGCATCATTTGCGTTTGCTCCGGCTACTGCGGCCAAGTTGGAAATACCCTGAATCGACTTTACAGCAACGTCTAACTTAACACCGGCATTGGTAAACTTGCCAATATTCGATGTCATATCTCGGAATGAGTAAATAGTCTTGTCTGAGTATTCGTTCAGATCCTCAAGGTATTTATTTACAGTCTCTAGAGATTCTCCAGTAGAATTCATGATGGTCTTCACGGAATCCATTTTGAGTTCGTACTCTGTAAATCCCTCACCAATCTGTTTTGTACTCATAGACTGAACCATATTGGTGGCCCAGTTGATTGCACGCCTCTCCAGAGAATCAAACACCTTGAATGCAAAACTCTGCATGTAACTCAGACTGTTTTGCATTGATTCTATTCCGCTTAAAATCTTGGTAAAGTTTATTTTGTCAGCGGCTGACTGGAGATTTGAAAAGCCTTTTATACCATTATCGAGTTTAAGACCGTTCTCAAACTTTTTAAGATCATCCAGCGTGTCTTTTACGCCTTCAGAGAACCCTTCATGGTCGAATTTCGCCTCGACAATCAACTCGGCTTTTTCACGATCAATCGTGTTCATACTTCAGTCACCCCCTTCCAAGCATTTTTTACCATTTCTTCGAATACTGGCTTCAGCGCCGGATTAATGTAATCCACACCTTCAACCCATCCGCCTCTTTTGTTCATATGACCGTATTGCACTAATAGTGCAATGGAAATTGTCCTATTCGTGTTTGAGTTATACCAGCTAAGACGAACAATTCCATTCTTATAATTACGTATTTTATAAGACCATGATTCTGCTGTTTTTCCGGTATCCCTTGGTGTTGCTTCTCTTAAAGCCGCGACTCCTTTTTTACCGCATTCCTCAAGGTACTCTACAAAAGTAATCTTGCCCATCTTGTCAAGTTTCTTCGTTAACTTGGTAATATCGCCAGTTACCCTGTAACCTATCGAAGGTACAATAAGTCGTTTAGCCATAAAGGATCACCCTTTCGTTCCGTACTTCTTCTTTCTTGCAGCATTAAGAGCTCGATTGCGATTCATAACAGAATTCTTACTCATCTTCTTAGGCGGAGCATTCTTTATACTACAAACATGGATCAGAGTAAGTAAACGATTCAAGTGCCATCTTTCGCATTCCATTGGAATGTTCTGACTTATCATCCAGAAATATATAATCTCTGAAGTAATAATCTCTTTCTTTCTCGGTTTTGACGGATCATCGTCGTTGAACCAAGTAGCGGACATTTTATCTTCTATATAAGCTTCTATCTGCTTCCAATTATCAGCAGTTAAAGCAAGATACAGATTCGGATCGACATTCTTGTTTATCGTCATGCATTTGACGTAGTGAATCATCTGTTCTTTCGTTTTCTCAGGTTTCTTTTCTAAAAACGGAATTTTCCATTTTGATTCCCAATGAGAAACGGAGAACAGCGAATGTTTTAATCTAAGCGTAGCGCCTTTAACCATGACAAATTCCTCTGTATCATAGTTATAAAATTCCGTATCTGGAACGTGTATCACTAATTCATCAAACATAAGCTGTTCTCCTGATTAAATCACTGTTCAGTCTTGATGTTAGCCGCAATGTCCGGGGGAACAATCCCTCTAATGAACTTAGCAGCAAAGTCTGCATCCGTAGCGAGCTTCATGTAAAGAATCTCATAAGCAGGCGTTTCCGTAAACGCTCTTGTCTGTTCCGGATCTTTCATGAACCGGCGACCATCGAGAGATTTTACACCATAAGATTTCTGAATAATGTCCTCAAACAGAGCGATTATGCGACCACCATTCTTCTCCTGCATGATCTTTTCAACCTGCTTCTCCAGCCCGCCTTCGGCTGCAAAGTTCATTCTCGTAAGTTCTGGTTTAGAAAGGTTAAAGTAAAAAGTCTCCTCTCTTTCTTCACCGTCATAATCCGTATACTTAATCTTTTCTACGAACATATATGTTCTCCTCCTTAATATTTTTAATTACGCAAAGTGGGAAATAACATCATCCGGAAGTGGCAGCTTAGCTGTCGCATTATCGCCACCATAAAGAATTGCTTCGAACGAAGTAAGCTTTGTAGAATCCACCTTTGTAGAGTCGATCGTAATCAGAGCAGTCTTCTTTTCGACGTTGTCAATCGTAATACCAACCGGAACGGTGTCATACTCCCAGCTCATAGTAGCCGCTTCTGGGCTATCATTAACTGTCTCATAAGATCTCTCTGACGGAGAAGCAGTAGCACCATATACAAGGTGAATCTTATAGCCATAATCAATACCATTTGTATCGTTACCGATAAGAGTTCTATAAGAAAGACCGAAAGACTTTCTTGTCTGCTGACCGGCTACGATGCCTGTAGTGACAACGGCAGATCCATCGCATTCCATCCACTCATCAGGATATGTGAAGGCTTCGATTGTACCGCCGAACTCTTCTGCGCCTCGAAGGTTGGCATATACACCATTGTCCGCGTACTGTTTGTTAGAATCCGCACCTGACGGTGTTTCAGAAACAGATGTAAGACCGTTCCAAGCAACGCCGGCCGAATATGGTGTATAACCGCTTACAGTTGTATCGGTGTTCTGTGCAGGCGTTACATACGGATAAAGAACACCACGATCGATACCTGTTTCAAATAATTTCTTACCTGTATCATCCCATGTAAGTCTAGCCATGGTTGTGTACCTCCATTAATAAAATATTGTGTAAACATTATGGTTCAGACCGTCTGTAGAAAAGGAACGGTCAAGCGAACAATACATAAATAAAAACGGTAACCCCGTAATCAAAGACCAATCAGGATCTTTTGAAATTAGAGTTACCGTATATCTAGTATGATTAATATACCGAATATCGTCCGCAAACTCAGGTTCAAATGAATCTCTTGTGTAGATGATTCTGTTTCCGGATGGAAGCTTTAGATTCTCCGGCGGTTGAAAAAACACGTTCTCGGAACCAAGAGCCTCAACTAACTTGGCGTGGAATTCCTCTCTTGTTCTCATTCGTACAAACCTCCAAGAGTTAATATCAAACGAGGGTGTTCAACCTCAACATTTGATACCTTCCATCTATGACCCATCCATTCGGCATATCTAATATGCATGAAGTTAGCATACGCAAACTGGTCGGCAACGATAGAGATACTATTGCTAATATTGATGTCACCAACAACAGAATTGCTGTCCTGATACCTGGAACTGCTTCGAATAACATCACCACTATAATAATGATCCTCAAGCACTTCCTGATATACACCCGGTGCAGTATTCTCAGATTGCGTAAACCCTATCGCGCCATACCATCTTGCCATGCTTTTTACTCCATTTTGATTTTACGCATTCTTCTTGAGAACGATCGCAGAGTACGGCTTTGTAAGGCAGCCGGAGCATCTCGTCTCCATCAGATACTTCTCCTGGTTGTAGTCGATATCGAAATCTTCGAACATGTTGATCGAGCCGCCCTTGTCTGCGCCTACCGTGTAGTCAGCAAGGTTTACGATCAGACCATACATATCTTCAGGAAGAACCTCATCCGGAACAGTAACGATTCTGGAAACACGCATCTTTGTCTCAAGTTTCTGCTGAGATTCATACAGATCATGACCGTCAGCATCCTCAAGAAGCAGCATGTCAGAGAGCAGATCCTCACCCATGAACATGATCGGGTTACCTGTTCCTCTGTAGCCCTTACGAGACTTAACAGCAGCACGAATTACATTCTTAGCAGTTGCGTCTGCGTCGGCGCCAGCAGCAACCGTATACTTAATGCAGAAGAGATCGTCTTCTTTAATGATCGGTCTGATATGCTCCTCAGAGATCTTATCCTGACTAAGGGTAGAACGTCCATCAGAGAACAGGATAGCGCGTGCGATTTCCTCATTCAGCTTCAGTCTCATCTCTGTCTTAAGCCATGCAACAACATCGAAATCTGTAATGTCGATGATGTCGTCGCGATCCATCTTCTGTTTCTTGTAGATGGTGCACGGTGTCGTTGTCCTGCGAAGCATACCGAATACTTCTTCGGTCTTCCGGTTACCCTTCATGTAACCCTTAGCACGAGCTTCATCCTCGGTAATGTCAGCATATGTGGATTTGATCCGGCTGAACGGAGAATGATGGATACCATTCATGACAACGCTGACCCACTCCTGATCATAGTTAAGGAATTCCGGTG